AACGAGTGCCAAAGGTGCAAGGAGAAAGGATTCTATTCACCTTGTGAAGCGGTGCATCATGTGATGCACGTGAAGAAACATCCGGAGCTTGCGTTATCGATGGAAAACCTCGAATGTCTGTGCCGGGCATGTCATGAAGAGGCACATGCGAATAAAAATTACATAAATGTGGAGCGATGGTGACCCCGGTAAAAAAATCCGAAAATTCTGAAGGGATCCCGACCGCCCCCATACCCGACAAAAGAAAAATCTCGCGCACGCGCGCGAGAAAAATGGACCATAAGAGGTGGAACATGGCAACGATTCGAATGACGGAGAAAACCATAAGGGAATCCCTGCGGGAACAGGCGGAACTGAAAAAATTGATCACAACCTCCGCGGAAGGAAGGACAATCGTCCGTCCGGACGTGGCGGAGCTGATCGAGCAGTATATCTTTTTGTTCAAACAGATAAAAGAGATGAAAGAAAGCATTAAGACCGTCGGGCGCACCTACGAAACAACATCCGCTGCCGGAAAAATCTACGAAAAGGACAATCCGGCGATCAAGGATCTTGTGATATACAGCCGGCAGATGCTGGCGATTCGAAAGCAGCTGGGCTTGGATCTGGAAGGGGCTGAACTGGAGGAGGATGACGAATTGTAATGAGATTGACGAATACATCCGGATAGTCCGGGAAGAGGAGTATCCGGTTTGCAAAGAACAAAAACAGCTCTGTGACCTGGTGGAGCGGGAGTTTTCGGAGGAAAATCTCCGGATTGACCGGGAACAGCTCGCAAAATACATGGATTACCAGAAGTATTTTCGCTATGAACTGTTCCCGTGGGAGAAATTCCTGTTCGCGCTTCACAATTGCGTTTACAAGGAAAATGGAATGCTCCGGTGGCCGGAATTGTTCGCATGCGTCGGACGTGGCGCCGGGAAAAACGGATATCTCGCATTTGAAGACTTCGCATTGCTCACACCGACGAACCGGGTGGATGAATACAATATCGATATTTTCGCAAACAGCGAAGACCAGGCAATGACATCATTTAAGGATGTCTATAACGTACTGGAGGAAAATAAAAGAAAAATGGAGAAACACTTCAAGTGGAATCTTGAAGCGATAAAGAACCTGAAGACAAAATCGGAACTCCGTTTTCGGACGTCGAATCATAAATCCAAGGACGGCGGACGCCCGGGAAAGGTCGACTTTGACGAATACCACCAGTATGAAAACTACAAGATGATCGAAGTGGCAAAAACGGGACTTGGGAAAAAAGAGCATCCGCGCACGACGATCATCACCACGAACGGAGACGTGCGGGACGGTCCGCTCGATCACAAACTTTCCGAGGCGGAGGGTGCGCTCGGCGGAGAAGTGCCGGACAATGGAACTCTGTTCTTTATTTGCCGGTTAGACGATAAGGACGAAGTGCACGACAAGCGGATGTGGCACAAAGCGAACCCGTCTTTGCGGTATTTTCCGAACCTTCAAAGCGAGATGGAACGTGAATATGCCGAGTATAAGATGGATCAGTTCGGGAACAGCGCGTTCATGACGAAACGCATGAACCGCCCGCTCGGAAATGAAGAGTGCGGCGTAACCGACTGGGACAATATCGCGGCAACGGCAAAGGAGATCCCGGACCTGTCAGGATGCGCATGCATCGGCGGATTGGATTACGCAAACACTTCCGACTTCGTGGCAGCAGGGCTTTTGTTTGAAGATAAAGGGATATGGTACTGGATCACCCACAGCTGGGTATGCCGGGCATCCAAAGACTGGAGCCGGATCAAATTCCCGATCGAGGAAGCGCAGACGCGCGGACTTCTGACCGTGGTAGATGGCGTGGAGATCCCTCCGGAGCTTCCGGCGGAATGGTTCGCCGAGATGGGGACAAAGTACAACATCGTAAAACTGGCGTACGATTCCTATCGGCATGTGTGGATTGAAAAAGCATTACGGAACATCGGCTTTGATACAGACAAGGATGGAAACAAAAATATTATCCTGACGCGCCCGTCCGATCAGATGAAGGTGGCGCCGATGATCTCCAGCCAGTTTGTAAACCACCGGGTGATCTGGGGAGACAACGCACTCATGCGCTGGTACACCAACAACGCGAAACGGGCCATGGACACGCGAGGAAACATCACGTATGGAAAGATAGAGCCAAAATCCAGAAAAACAGACGGATTTATGGCATTTGTGGCAGCAGCCACGCAGATAAACAGCATCCAGGGATGGAACGATCAGGAGGTCGGAGATCTCATGGAGCTGTACACGTACTAGGAAAGAAGGTGAGAGAATGGGTGCTTTTACAAAATGGCTGTCAGATCTGTTTGGATCCGCAAAAGCGGAGGAGATCGAAGCAAACGGATATAAACTGACACCGGGCGGGGATGTACCGCTGGAGATTGAGCATCTTGCGATACAGTCGGCGGTAGGTCTCATTGCGGCAGCAGTCGGGCAATGCCGCTTCCGGACGTTCATGAACGGGGAAGAGGTCATGGAAGACGAATACTATTTATGGAATTATTCGCCGAATACAAACCAGAGCAGCACACAGTTTTTGCAGGATCTCGTGGAAACGCTGATCTACAACAATGAAGTGCTGGTGGTAGAACAGAAAAACCAGCTATACATAGCCGATAATTTTTCCTACAAACTCCGCGGAACGGAAGAGGTTACGTATCAAAACATCACAGTAAACAGCGTACACATTCCGGATAAACGGGCGCGGGATGCGCTGTATCTTCGCATGGCAAACACGGAGGTGCAGACGTACCTGTCACAGACATGCAAGCAGTACGAAGAAATCATTGCAAAGGCGCTGCAGAGCTATGAGAAAGCAGGAGCAGACAAGGGCATTTTGAACATCGACGCGACCAAGCGCGGACCGATCGACGCTCAAACATATCAAAAAGACCTGCTGGAAAATAAGTTCAAAAATTTTTTTAGCAGCAAAAATGCGGTGCTACCGCTTCATGCGGGCTATACCTATACACCGCAGACGCGGACGGTACGGAACACGTCGGAAATCAACGACATCAAAAACATGTCGGACGAGATCTACAACCGCGTGGGACAGATTTTCCGTGTACCGCCGGCATTCCTGCGGGGAGAGACGGCGCAGAGCGGAGAGGCGGTCGATAATTTTTTGAAATTCTGCATCCGTCCGATCTGTGACATGCTGGAAGAGGAGATAACGCGCAAGCGATACGGAAGCAACGGTGTAAAGAAGGGATCGTTTGTGTCCGTGGATCCGTCCATGGTGGAGATCAGCGGTATTTTTGCATCATCCGATAAGCTGGACAAGATCATCGGATGTGGCGTGTTGAGCATCGACGAAGTGCGCCAGAAAGTCGGAGAGACCGCGCTGGGAACAGAGGAGGCACAGAAGCATTTTGTAACAAAAAATTACGGCGTGGTAGACACCACCGGAAAGGAAGGACAGGATGAATAAATATTTCAATTCCGAGGAAAAGAATGACACCCTCCAGATCACGATATTTGGAGACATCACCTCATGGGAATGGCGGGACAGCGACGTATCAAGCTACACACTATCCAAGCTGATCCAGAGCAGCAGCGCAAAGAACATCATCGTAAACATCAACAGCTACGGAGGAGAGGTGGCGGAAGGGCTTGCCATCTACAATTCGCTTAAGAACAGCGAAGCCAAGGTAACCACACGGTGTGACGGGTTTGCATGTTCAGCAGCATCCGTCGTATTCATGGCGGGCGACGAGCGCGAGATGAACGAGGCGAGCCTTTTGATGATCCATAACGCATGGACGTCAGCGGAAGGGAATGCCGCAGAGCTGCGGAAACAGGCAGACGATCTGGAAGTGATCTCCCGGACATTGGCGAACGCTTACATGGCGAACGTGAACGTTTCACAGGAGCGCCTGCAGGAAATGCTGGACGCGGAGACGTGGATCACACCGACAGAGGCGGTGCTGATGGGATTTGCAACGGCAATTGTAAGCGAAGCCGTCAAAAAGCAGCAGTATTCCGCAAAGAACAACATTATCAGGCAATTGGTGGAAGGAAGACGTGAACCGGAGCCACAGCCGGAGCCACAGCCGGAGCCACAACCGGAGCCAACACCGGAACCACAGCCGGAACCGGTACCGGAAAACGGATTCCAGAAACTTTTTAGCAACTTTAACAGGTCAAACTAAAGGAGGACAAGTATGAAATCAAAAGATCTGATCAACGAAGCAAGACAGAAATTTTCCGCATCCTTTATGCAGTCCATCAAGGATGGAAATGAGGAGGGGATGGCGGAAGCCATTGCGGAACTCTCCCAGAACATCCAGG